GCAGATGAAGAAGGGTTCGCCCACTACGATGATGCAAAGATACTTGCAGAAGAAGGTTTCAAATTAATGGAAATGACAAAAGCGTATTAATTAGGGTGCGACATTCTGTCAAAAATAATGCAAAAAAAGATGCAATTAGGCCTTGACTTTTGTTCTTAAAACATGTATAATATACTTATAAACAATGAGAAAGGAACTTAAAAATATGGTTAATAATGATAATGTTGATGTGATAGTTTCAGACGTAGTAGATTTCTGTGCTTATGTAGAGTCTTTCTATGGTAATGTTCCCGATGCGGTTTATCCGATTGGTGCGACTCCCAAAATGATTATCGCTGCGACTAGTAAGTACATCAAATCCCTAAACGATAAAGTTACATGGGGTGGTGGAGACAGTCTTGACAGAGAAAGAGTCAGAGACATTTTGATTGAAGATAATAACTTGGAGTGGAAATAATTATGGATACAGTTGGTAGAAAATTTGAGGTTCATTCATTCAACGAAAAACTTGGTGAGATGGGTTCACAAATCGCAGAAATCGTTGGACACTGTTGTGGGCCTGACGGTGGTGAAGATATATTAATAATCGACTATGAGAATAAAGATTGGGAAGTAAGTTTACCATTCAGTTCTTTTGTCAAATCAATCATAAAGGAGATATAATATGGGTTTACATATTAACGTATATAAGAGCAATCTAGGTGATTGCACAAATGGTGGGGTGTCTGCAAATTGTAAAGGACTTTGCATTTCAAATGTGAGTGGGCCTTTCAATCCTAGTGAAGAATATCCCGAAGCACAATTAGTTTCAAGGAATGTTATGGGTAGAACAATTGTCAATATCGTTCCAGTGAAAGAAATCGAAAAGGGTTCATGGACTATGTTCGGTGGAAACTACGGTGCAACTTCCGATTCAAGGTTCAGTGAAAAAGTTGAAGAAATGATGGGTTCATCATTTTATGGTGCTGTTCCAATTCACGATAGAGTAGAGGGATAATATGACACAACAAGAACTGTTTACAAATTCATGGGGACTTAATTCTGGTTTTGAGAAACTTAATGAGGCATTGTCTGAATTAGTTCCTTTACAGGGGAAATGTGATTTCCCACGTTCTAAGAACAAAAATTTGGAACGCTTTAGGATTGCATCAAATTTGATATACGATTTATTCAATAATGCACTAGGAAACCGTAGAGCAGAGTTTAGACAGTTCTTTGGGTTTATGCCCCTGCCTGGAAATGGTGAACAGTATCGTATATTTGGTGAAAGATGGAAACAGATTGAAGATAAGATGGAGCCAATCCTAACTGAAATAATGTTCAAGGCTGCAAAAGAACAAGGAATAAAAGGTTCAATTTAGGCCTTGACATTTGTTCTAAAAACATGTATACTATGCTAGTAATGATGAGAAAAGAGGTTTGATTATGGAAAAAGCACTTAAAGATTATATCAATGCCCAAAGAAAAGAGGCAGAAGAATTTTCTAAAAAAGACGGTTGTTGGATGGGTTCTATGGTTGAACCAGAAGATACCAAGTATTGGAATGAAAGAGTTCCATCTGGTACTCTTGCAGAGTTCCTAAGAACTGAACTTGAAGAGACTGCTTACTACTGTGTTGCTGATGCATACAGTAAATCATATGCTCGTTCTGTTGATTTTGCATCTATGACAGATGCGGAGTTGAATGCTGAAATCGAATCTGCTTCTAAGATTAATGAAGAAAACTTCAAAGCAGAAAAGAAAGCAGAAGAACTTGCGATTGCAGAATTCAAAACTCTTGTCAAAGAAACTATTGACTTAGGTGCTGGTGATGAAGAAACTGCATTAAGGTGGTTGACTCAAAATGAAGAGTTCTATCACGGACAAGATTTAGAGTCTTGGGTATGGGACAAAGGAATTCTCTTCTCTGACTATGGTAGAAAACTAGTCAAGAAGTTAGAAAAAATTGTGAAATTTAAATCATGGGAGATTGCGTAATGGTTGATGTATTAGAAGATATTAGTGTTCTTGAGAATTTGTTGATTGCGATGAACGAGGGTGCGTCTGATGAAAAGAGGATGGCACTGAACTCTGTTGAGTCGCTTCTAAATAAAAAGAAGAATATTATAACTGAGTTTGAAAAGGAGTATGCCCCAAATGACTAGCAACATAAATATTTTGGACATATCATTTTATTGGAGCATTACATGACAGGATTAGAGCATTCTCTTCTTGCCACAGGACTACTCGCCATTTTCTATTATGTTGGTGTCCATGTGGGGAAGAAAGAAAAGATTGAAGATATAGTATCTACTATGTTGGAAAAATTAGAACGAGGTAATTTCATCAAAGTAGAAAAAGATGAAAAAACTGGAGAAAAAGAGTTAATACCTCTTGACAAAGCTATCTAAATGATGTATAGTGTATATTGATGTGGAGAATTAAGGATGATTTATAAAACTTTGGGTGATGCCATCGAGGCCGCAAAAGAAATGTGTGCAGTGTTGGAAACCTATGTAAAGATTACTAAAGCAAAAGACGGATACGAATTATTCGGAACTGGTGCTGTAGTACATACTGTGAAGGAGTAAAAATGAAAAAACTAACTATTGGACTTTGTGCCATGATGGCGTTGTCGAGTACGGCGTATGCCCATGATGCACAAGTTACAGATATAAACAAGAATGTAATTAATCGTGTACCCTACAATGTAGAAGTGTGTACGAATGTTACGTCTGGTGGAGATAAAACTGGTGATACACTTAAAGGTGCATTGTTCGGTGGTATCCTTGGTAAAGTGATTACCAAAAAAGACAACGGTGCGGCCGCAGGGGCAGTACTTGGTGGGATTATCGGACACGATAATTCTGATGCACAAGCATCAACTAAAAGAGTATGCAGTATTGAGACACGTTATGATGAAGAAGTGACTACTGTTTATTCACATAGTGTTGTTACCTTTTACCATAACGGTAGACAATATAAGGTACAATTCAGCAAGTAATTGCTGTAACCAAGAATACTGCCCGTAGCTCAGTTGGATTAGAGCAACGGTCTTCTAAACCGTAGGTCGCAAGTTCGAGTCTTGCCGGGCAGGCCAAAATGAGGATTTAATGAGGTATAATAAATTTAATAAGTATAATAAGAAACGTAATTTTAAACAAGAAGAGCGTCCTGCTGGGATGACTGTGATTGTTCGTGATAATGATGTTAACAAAGCGTTAAGAGTTTTAAAGAAGAAACTCTTGCGTGATGGGTTCTTTCAAGAATTAAGAGATAGAACCTTTTATGAGTCCAAAGGGACTAAGCGTAGAAAAGCAAAGGATGCTGCAACTCGCAGATTCAAGCGAAATTTGGAAAAACAAAAACTTGAACGTGGCTATTAAAAAGGTGACTTATGAAAAGGAAGTTGAACGTAGAGAACGACTCTACTCTACCGAAGAAACGTAAACCTCGCAAACCTATGACTGCTGAACAAAAGGCAGCGGCAAGTGAGAGACTTGCAATAGCGAGAGAGAAACGACTTAAAGAAAATCCCCCCGAATACAAAAGTATCCATCCGTCTGTACTCGCAAAAGGCGATGACGATGCATGGAGTCATATCAAAGTAAAACAATGGATAAAAACTCAAAAGAGTTTGATGTCCTCTGAACGTGCAAATGCACGAGCAAAGGTTAAGGGTGCAGAAGCACGTTATGAATCTCATCGTGGATACATTCGTAACCTAGAAACATATTTAAGAACTGGTGAATACCTAGACATGTTTTGGGGTGAATATCAACAAAACAAATGTAAGAGTGTTTGTCTAGTAATGGCATACCATCCAGACGGTACACCTAAGAGAAATATTGGAACATGGTATCCAGACATTCAATGTGAATGGACAAAGGAATTGGAAGAGGAAAATTTCGATGGAAGAAAAAAAGGGTAAGGTTATCCAGTTTCCGTTAACGGCAACACCTAATCCTAATATTAAAGTAGATAGTTATGCTTTACAGATGCAACAAGATATGACATTTGCAGACCATCTTACTGAGGGATTAGTTGTCAACATGATACACAATATGAGTGAGAATGGTGTTGACACTGAGGATACAGAATTTATTGCCGATATCTCAATGATGATAGAGATGGTAAAATCGACACTCTATAGAAGTTGTGGTATTCCACATCCTATGCAGTTCGTTACAGATGAATTTGTTACGACAACAAAAGAAAATGGAAAGACAAGTGTGTACTTAGATTGTTATGAAATCAAAGATGCAGTAACAACTGAGGAAGATGAAGAGTAAAATCTATTGACATATGGGTGCTTTTAAAGTATACTATATAATGATATAAAATATAAGTGAGCAAATTATGATATTAGTTGATATGAACCAAGTTACCATTAGTAATCTAATGATGCAACTAGGTTCAAAACGTGACAATGAATTAGATGAAAATCTAGTTCGACATATGGTGTTAAATTCTATAAGAGGATACCGTAGTCGATTCCATGAAGCCTTTGGTGAAATGGTTCTTTGTTATGATAGCAAAAAGTATTGGAGAAGGGAATACTTCCCCAACTACAAATCAAACCGAAAAAAGGACAGAGCAAACTCTGGACTTGATTGGAACACAATCTTTGAAACTCTGAATAATATTAGAGATGAAATCAAAGAAACATTTCCCTATAAAGTATTAGAGGTCGAAGGTGCAGAAGCAGATGATTGCATTGCAGCCATCGTCCAACATGTTGCTGAAACTCCAAGTGAGTTTGAGCATATCCTTATATTGTCTGGTGATAAAGATTTTATACAGTTGCACAAATATAACAATGTACAACAATATTCTCCTACAGTGAAGAAATTCATAAAGGATATTGACCCCGACATATATATAAGGGAACATGTGCTAAAGGGTGACAGGAGTGATGGCGTTCCAAATTTCCTTTCACCAGATAACACTTTCGTTGATGAGTTACGACAAAAACCACTAACTAAGAAAAAGTTAGAAACGTGGATTGACTTAGAACCAACTGACTATTGTTCAGATGAGATGCTAAGAAATTATCAACGGAATAAAACCCTAATTGATTTAGAATGCATACCTAGTGACTTGAAGGTAAAAATTCTGGAAGATTACCAGAATGCTGAACACGGCGATAGGTCAAAACTTCTAAATTATTTTATTAAAAAGAGATTGAAAAATCTTATGAATGACATTGGAGACTTTTAATATGGTTCAAGATACCTATACACCTCTACTTTCTGAGGTATTAAAGAAAGTACATAACGCAAAGACGAAGGCCAAGAAGGTTGAACTCTTAAAGAAATATGATTGCGATGCATTGCGTGTAATCATTAAATCCTCATTCGACCCAAATATCGAATGGGTGATTCCCCAAGGTGAAGTACCTTTTGAAGCAAATGATGCTGAAGAAGGAACTGAACACACTGTACTACGAAGAGAGTACAAAAAACTTTATCGTTTTGTTAAAGGCGGTGACGATACACTAGTTGGATTCAAACGTGAAAATATGTTTATCCAAATGTTAGAAGGACTACACAAAAGTGAAGCTGACCTCGTTATCTCTGCGAAAGATAAAAAACTACATCAAGCATTCAAAGGACTCTCTGAGAATGTCGTTAAAGAAGCGTTCCAATGGAACGACAGTTACAACAAGGAATAAAGCTATGAAAGATAACTATCAACATTGTTTGGAGATGATTCTCCATCACGAGGGTGGTTATGTCAACCATCCAAAAGACCCAGGCGGTGAAACTAATCTTGGCATTACCAAGAGAGTTTATGAAGATTTCGGTGGTACGAAAGACATGAAAGACTTAACTGTAGAGGATGCCGCACCCATCTACGAAAAGAATTATTGGAATCGTCTAAAATGTGATGACATTCCAAACGGGCTTGACCTCTGCGTATTCGATTTCGGAGTAAACGCTGGTACAGGACGAAGTGCAAAATATTTGCAAACCTTAATTGGAACTGTTGCCGATGGTGGCATCGGGCCCAATACACTAAGGAAACTTGGTGAGTATATTGATGAACATGGTCTTGAAACAACTATCAAGAACTTTCAAGAAGCACGTCAATCATACTATGAAAAATTAAAAACATTTGAGACATTCGGTAGGGGTTGGACTCGTAGAGTTACAGAAACTACAGAAGAAGCTTTAAAAATGTGTTGACTTTTTAATACTCATGTAGTATTATATAAGAATGGTTAGGGGAACAACCTCTCTCAACTCTCTCTCACTCGGTTGCCCTAACTCTCGAACCCCTCATTTCTTAATCGGAATGAGGGGTTTTTTTTGGCCAAAAAGATGCCTTTGGGCCTTGACTTTTGTTCTGATAACATGTATAATATAAGTATATTAACAATGATAGAGGAACTATGAAAAGAGATAAACAATACTATAGAGATTTAGACCAGAGTCAAATAGAACATGCAAAACTGCAATTAGAGAATGCGATAGGGCAATTAAAGATAGCAGTCAATCAAAGGTCAGATTGGGGCAAAAAATTGATGGATAATGGTGATAGAGCCGGTACTGGTAATCTATATAATATGTTGGAAAAACTAGAGAATATGAGAGATTCATGGGACGAGGAAACTGAGTTATATGGTTGTTAATTGGGTGCGACAGAATGTGCCAAATAAAGTGAAGAAATGCCTTGACATTTGTTATGATAACATGTATACTATAGGTATAGTTAATGAGAAAGGAAGAAATTATGAAGTTTGAAAAATGGTTAGATACTCTAGTCGAAGAAAAGAACCTAGATATAGAACATGTATTTGAATACAAAGGCCCTGTGTGGGGTATGAATATGATTCCTTTGGGTGCAGTAATTGAACAGATTAAAGCGTTCCACCCAAAAACTCAACAAATGACAAAAAACAGATTAGTTGAGATTGATTTTAAAAATGGTGATGTAATGCACTTCTTTGGTTACATTGCACAGAAAATGGCACAATAATGAAAAATAGAAATGTTATATCAGTTGTCGGTGGGATTAAACATGAGAGACATATTGCAGAAAAATGTGTTGCTCATATGATTGACAAACTAATGCCTAGAATGAAAACCTTAGATATTGAGGTTGAGATAAAAAACATTCCAGGCTCTGCAATTGGTTATTGTGATATGCAAGATACCAACAGAGAATTCACTCTGGAAATTCAGAAGGGATTGACTCTGAAAGAATTAGTAACAACCGTGGTTCACGAGATGATACACGTTAAACAGTACGCAAGAAAAGAAATGGATGTCGAAGGTAAAACTTGGAAAAGATGTTTCGTTGTTGAGGGTACTGGTTACTATGACCTTCCTTGGGAAAAGGAAGCTTACCGTCTGCAAGACAAATATGCACAGTCAGTTTGGGATGCAGATATTTTGTAAAAATAGCCTTGACATTGAGCTTAATGCTTGATACAATAGCTATGTTGATAATGAAAAAGAGAGGAAATATTATGATTAGTAATGAAATGCAAAAAACCCTAATGGGTATGTCAGTGAGTGAGTTAACAGAACTACAACAGTTCGCTTCAGAACTTAAAGTGATGAAGAATAAAAGTGGTTTGGAAGTTGGACAAAGAGTTTATGTTGTTCAGAAAACAAAAAAGACTCCAGGCACTATCAGAAAAATTAACAAGACAAGAGCAATTGTTGATATGGTGACTAACCCTATCAGTGGTGCTGTGTCTGGATACAATGTTCCATTTTCAATGTTGGAGGCTGCGTAATGACACAAGTTGCAGTTATTCATACAGCATTTGAGGACACTCCACAAACCGTTGCGTTTGTGGATGTTCCAGAATTCCCTACGACAATGGAAGCACTTGAGTATGCTTACAGGTGGACTAACAATGTTATGGGTTCATGGAGTATTAAAAAACCTACTCTTAACTTTGGTGATGGTGAGGAAACAAATGGTGACTACAATCAGAATGTTACCGTTATGACTTCACTTACTACTGATGAGAACGGTAAAGAGTGGGGACTAAGGTCAACCTCTGTAGGTGACCAGATGTTAATCGGTAATCAGAAATATGTGGTTGCTGGTTTTGGATTTAAAACAATAGACGGAAAGGACGTTTAATTATGAGTGCAGTGAAAAGTTTAATGATGGATGTAGAAGATTTTGTACATGATTTCTATACAGACACAGGTGAAATGACGGATACACCAAAAAATATTGTCCAGAAAGCAATCGACAAGTTTGGTTATTCTTTTGGAAGTTATGCAAAAGATGTTATTGACCAGACTGAGGAAACTCACGGTGGACATTTTGAGTTTAACAATATTGTTAGTAACTAATATGAATAAGTTTAAAGAATTTATATTAATGACAATTGCTTGTTTGGCGTTCCTGTTAATTACAGGTATTGCTAAGGCGAATGATGTTATCCAAGGAATAACTCTGTCTGTTGATGGAGTTGTTGTGGAAACATCTCAACCATATTCTGATGTTATCATTGATAACACTACAGATAAAGTACAAGTGATTTATTACGGTAATATTTGGGGTCAAATCTTTGACCCAAAACCAGTGCCATTTACTGACCCTAGTCAACCTAGATGTAAAGCAACATGGCACAACGCTGGGACGGTATGTGATGTCAATTAATGAACTATTAGTCTCTCTTCTGATAACTGTTTCACCAGTAGAGATGGATGATAAACTTGTTATAAATGAGTTTTTAAATAAAGAAGCAGTATGTCTTACACAGAATGTGTATCACGAAGCAAGGAATCAACCACAGGCTGGACAGATGGCAGTGATGTCAGTAACACTTAATCGTGTAAAGGATTCAAGATTTCCAAATACGATTTGTGGAGTTGTAAAACAAGGGCCACACAGACCTAGTTGGAAGGGTACTGGTGAGTTGATACCAGTGAGACATAGATGTCAGTTTAGTTGGTATTGTGACGGTAAGTCAGATACACCACACGATAAAACTACATATAATTCAATTTATGTCTTTACAACTGGACTAGTTTCTGGTAGAATAACCCTATTAGATATAACAGATGGTGCAACACATTATCATGCAGATTATGTATCACCGTCTTGGGCAAAGACTAAAACTAAAACAATAGAGATAGAAGACCATATCTTCTATAGATGGGAGCAATAGATGAATATATTTTACTTACATGAAAACGCAAAGAAAAGTGCAGAGATGCATGTAGATAGTCATGCAAGTAAGATGTGTATCGAATATGCTCAACTCATGTCTACTGCACATCGTGTATTGGATGGTAAACAAGTAAAACGATTGAGTAAGAACAATCGTCTAATTACTACTTACGACCATCCAGACCCACAACTAGACCATACTTTGTACAAATCTTGTCATGTCAATCACCCTAGTGCTATTTGGGTAAGACAATCCAAGAAAAACTACAGATGGTTGTATGAGTTGTGGACAGAACTGAATACAGAATTTATGTACAGGTATGATAAGGATGTCTACCATGAGAGTTATCGTAAACTAAAGTGGGCGTTATTCAGTCCACCAGAGAATATGCCTGAGGGTGTATTCACAGAACCCTTACAAGCAATGCCAGACGATGTAAAAAACGAATCGTCA